TAGTCGCTAAGTTTTTTTACAGTCGGATAAGCCACGTTTTTACCCTTAGCTAATCGAAATATAGTAGCCTCGCCTATTCCTGCTTTTTTAGCAACAACAGACAAATGCCTATCTTCTAGCAGTTTTTTAATTTGTTCGATAGTTAACATTTTTTCACCTTTTTGCTGATTGATGATTGACACAATAAAACTTTATGACTAATATGTCAATCACTGAGACGTTAGAAACCAACGAAACAGTGAATCTTAAACCAACGAAACAGTGAGTATATTATGAGTAATTTATCAGCCTACAACTTCAATGCCGAAGAAGTAGAACCCATCATTTGACCCAATCCCAGCAGGTTGGTATCAAGCCATTATTTCATCGTCCGAAATGAAAGCAACCCGTGACGGTTACGGCGAGTATCTTTCTTTGACTTTGCAAATGATTGAAGGTCAGTATGAAAACCGCTTAGTCTTTGCTCGTCTTAACTTGAAAAACGCTAATGACAAGGCTGTCGATATTGCGCGTAAAGACTTGGCCGCTATCTGCCGCGCCGTTGGTGTAATGTCACCGCAAGCAAGCGAAGAATTACACGACAAGCCTTTAATGATTAAAGTTAAAGTACGTCCAGCACAAGGCGAGTATGACGCAAGCAATGACATTGCAGGTTATAAAGGCGTTGAAGGCAACGATACACCGTTTGCACCGACACCGAAGGCCACACCTGCTACGCCATCCGCACCTGCTAAAAAACCTTGGCAAAAATAATAACATTCTAGCCGTCCTTGTGGCGGCTTTTTAAATTAGGAGCAATGCTATGAGTTTTTTATCAAAAGTAACGCGCAACAAAGCCAAAACAGAGCGCGTTATTATTTACGGTGAATCAGGTTTAGGTAAAACAACCTTTTCCACATCTGCACCCAATCCTATCGTTATTCAAACAGAAGACGGCTTGGGTGAAATTGATGTGCCATGTTTTCCCCTTGCTGAATCTTATCTTGATGTGATGAAAGCGTTAGATAGTTTGGCCAACGAGGACCACGACTTCAAAACAGTGGTTATTGACAGTCTGGACTGGTTAGAGTCGTTAATCTGGAAACAGGTATGTACTGACAACAAAGTCAGCTCAATTGAAAAGATAGGCTACGGACGCGGCTACAATGAAGCGTTGGTTTTTTGGTCTTATTTTTTTGATGAATTAAACAAGTGCCGTGATAAAGGAATGATTGTCATTATGACGGCACATAGCCAAGTCAACAAAGTAGAAGACCCCGAACATCTAACCTTTGACCAACACGACTTAAAACTACACAAAAAGGCCGCCGCTTTGTGTCGTGAGTTTGCAGACGTTATTGGTTATGCAAGCCTTAAAAAGATTATCAAAGTTACCGAAGGCAAAGGCTTTAATGATGATAGAAACAGGGCTATAAGCACAGGTGAGCGCATTCTAAACCTAAGTGCAAGCCCTGCCTACATTGCTAAAAATCGTTATGACATGGCTGCTCAGATGCCACTTTTATGGTCAGAGTTTGCAAAGCACTTGCCAAGCCAAAAATAAACACCCCTAAAGTGCGGTCATTGTGTACCGCACAACCGAGAAACCGACATGATTACATTGAGAGACTATCAACAGGACGCGGTAGAAAGTGCTTATGCGTACTGGCAGAACGGCACAAGCTGCATTATTGAAGCCCCATGCGGTGCAGGTAAAAGCCTAATCATTGGCAAAATATGCCATGACTCAATAACGCATGACGTGCGCGTTTTAGTCGTAACACACCGTAAAAAACTTTTAGAACAAAACGAGGCGGAGCTTAAAAACTTGCTCCCGTCTGCTAATACAGGTTTTTATAGCGCAGGATTAAACCAAAAAACACAGGACGCACAGATTATTTTTGCAGGAATCCAAAGTATCGCCAATGCCACCATTCAACACTATGAAATAATCATTATTGATGAATGTCATCTTGTTGCACCTGATACCGCAGGGCAATACCATAAACTTATTAGCAACCTAAAAGAAGTTAATCCTGAGTTAAAGATTTTAGGATTGACCGCTACCCCATACCGCTTAGATAGTGGTTATTTAACGCAATGGGAAACACCTATTTTTGAGCGTGTCGTGTATAAAATTGATGTTAAATTGCTCATCAAACGCGGCTATTTATGCCCTGTCGTGTCGAATGGTGGAGGTGTTAAAGTTGATGTAAGCAAGGTTAAACACAAAGGTGGAGAGTTTTTAGACAGTGCGCTCGAATCGTTATATATGAGTAAAACGACAGAAATTGTCGCTGATATTGTTAAAAAAGGTGCAGACCGCAAGGCATGGCTTATTTTTTGTGTGTCAATTGAACACGCTGAACAAGTTACTCAAGAGTTGATAACAGAGCATGATATTAACGCGGCTTGCTATCATTCACAAAGCGACAATGATTACATTTTAGATGACTTTACACATGGCCGCCTAAAATGTCTTGTTAATGTCAACATCTTAACGACAGGGTCAAACTTTCCCATTGCTGATATGTGCGTGTTAATTCGCGCCACCGAGTCAACCGCGCTTTATGTGCAAATTGTCGGGCGCGTGATGAGATTGTACCCAAACAAAAAGAACGCGCTATTGCTTGATTATGGTGGCAACGTGCTACGGCATGGCTGTATTGACGATGTGACAGTTAAGGCAAAAGGCGAAGGCGAAGGCGAAGCACCGTCCAAACAATGCCCGTCTTGTAAAACCATACTTCATGCCGCCGTCCGTGAGTGTCCTGAGTGCGGCCATATTTTTGAGCGTGACCCCGAAGGCAACCTTGAGCTAAATGCTTTTGACGGCGCGGTATTATCAGACCAGCGCAAAATACAACGTGTAGATGTTGACCGCGTGAGCTTTAAGATACACAAAAAACAAGGCAAGCCTGACAGTATCAAAGTGACTTATCATTGCGGTTTAGCAGAGTATTATGAGTGGCTAACGCCTGAGCATAGCGAGTTTGGACTGAGTAAGACTAGGGGATTTTTTAGAAAACTACACGGTGTAGGGAAAGACGCTTTTGTGTTTTATAAAGAGTGTGATGATTTTATGTACTTCTTAAAAAATTATCAACTTAGCCCTGTTGGTAAAATAGATTCAATCGACATCCTACCATCAAAATACACCGAAGTTAAAAAACGGTACTGGAGCAAAGCATGAACCATAAAGCAGAATATGAAGCCATCAAAAAACAGTTGGCAGATTGCGAGAAGTCACTAAAGAATCGCTGTATTGAATGCGCCAATTACAACCCTAAAACACGCCAATGCCTAAAGCATGGCGATGTGCCGACTGAGTATGTTTATCAGAAAAATGATTGTCCAGACTTCGACTTTTGCCCGTTTTGATGTAATAAAAAAGCCACTTATTAAAGTGGCTTTTTTAATACAATGCGGCGGTTGTGGGTAGTTAAAGTGAGTCAGATAACAGTTTAAAATACTGTTTTTGAGTGTCGTTATCTGACAACTCTAGCCGGGCCAGTATCATTTTAATCGTCTTTTTATTCTTAACGCTTACCTTATCGGCATAGTGGATTAACACCTTTTTAGCCTGTGCGTAACTGTTTAAGTGGTACGCAAGCAAACATTCAAGAAATACGCGAGTAAGTGATATGTGCATGGTTAGCTCCAGTGAATCACGTCCTTGTGATTTTGTGAGTTAGAATAGTGATTCTTGCTTAACAGAAATAGCGTCATCTAGGTTTGTGCAGGCAATATCAAAATAAGACTTCTTCAATTCAGCACCAACGAAACGCCGCCCCATCTTGAGCGACACATAACCCTCGCTACCAATGCCAGTAAACGGACTAAATACTAAGTCATTAGGATTAGACCAAAGCTCAACAGCACGCTCAATAACGTCTAACTGGAGAGGGCAAATATGCCGTTCAGCGTCCTTTTCTTTAGCTTGCATCTTGTTAAGTACGTTTGTTTGATTAATGTCAAACCACACTGGCGATGCGTAACGCTGCCATACTGCAATCGAGTAAAGGCGTTTTTCTTCTTCTTCGGTGCGTGCGCGTGCAAGGTCTTTGTCAGTAGGCTGGCATTGAGTCATACCTTTGTAATCACAAAAACGCTCGCCACCACGAGTAACAGACTCCCACTTTGATTCATCACCCCACTTACGCATGACGATAAGATAATCAGCCATACCTTGACGACTAGCTGCACTGTCTTTGCATAGCTGCTTATACAACAAACCATGATTTTTAGTGCGCTGCATTTCAATTACAGGGTCTTTCCAGATAGTCACGCGGCTATGAAATACCCAACCCTTCGACTCGTACATCTTGATAATCTCGCCAGGAAAGTCACGCAAGCCTGCAGCACCGTCACGGCCTTTGTACATGGGTAAATCTTTGCAGTGGATTACAGTCAAACGGCCTTCACGAGTGATTCTGTACAATTCCTCAGCTAAATATGAGTAATGCTTCATAAACTCGCCATCGTCCGACGAATTGCCCATATCGTACTCAGAATCGGAATAAATGTATAAATTGCTAAACGGAGGACTATAAACGCTTAAATCAATAGTGCCTGATTCAATCTTCTGTGCAACGTGGACGCAATCACCGTGATGCAATTCCCAGTTATTGCCGCTTTGTTTGCCGAAATATGGCGTGTTATTTGTCATGTCTGTCTCGCTGTGAAAAATAGAAATTGCCTTAGTCATTTCTGACTTCATTGTGTGATGAGCCTTTTCTTTTTCTTGAATGATTTTAAGAATTGAACGCTCGCTATCTGCAGCCATAACGTAACAATTCACTTCGCGCTTTTGGCCGAAACGATAACAACGGCGGATTGCTTGGTAGTAATCTTCATAAGAGTACGACAGGCCTACAAACGCCATATTGCGGCAATGTTGAAGATTCAAGCCCATGCCAGCAATAGACGGCTTGGTAATCAATACACGAATAGAACCATCAATAAAGCCTTCTAATGATGACTCTTTCTTTTCAACAGTATCACTACCGCGCAAGTCAACTGCATTAGGTATTAAGCCTTTTAGAGCGTCAGCTTCATAGTTAGTGTTACACCAAACTAGCCACGGTTCATCTGATTCATTCACCAGTTTAGCAACTTCAACGGCGCGTAACTCTGCAGTCAAACGGCCTTCTTTGTGAATAGAAGTAGCATTGATAATGACAGTACGAAACATATCATCATCTGCGCCTGGTTCGAGTGATTCTGTGCTAACTTCAACAAATGACTGATTTAGCGTAGGCAATATGTATTTATCACCGTCATAACCCATATCGGATGGATTAGACAGGCATACCGACCATGACGCGCACCATTGCCAGAACTTATCTGCAGCGTGAGGACGTAACATATACGCGCCAGCTTCCATTGTGTCGTTAATGAAAAAACGCATAATCATTTCATTGGACGGCATAACGCCTAAGAACTCAGCGTGATTACCTAGCTCTAAGTAGTCGTTTGGTGATGGAGTGGCAGTACAGGCTAGGCGATACTGTACCGACTCGCAAGCGTCGATAATCATGCGCTTGGTTTTACCCATGTACGATTTAAGAATTGACGACTCATCCAGCACCACGCCTGCAAACGTAGAAACATCAAAGTGCTTTAACATTTCGTAATTGGTAATGTTAATACCACTTTTGACAGCATCTTGAGAACGGCAATAATTGATTGATACGCCAAACTTGACACCCTCACGGACAGTCTGATTAGCAACGCATAACGGCGCAACAATTAACACATTGCCATTTGTATGATTAGCCACTTGACGCGCCCATTCAATCTGCATTGCAGTTTTACCTAAGCCCGTATCAGCAAAGATAGCAGCGCGGCCTTTTTTAACAGCCCAACCGACAATGGATTGCTGAAAGTCAAACAAAGATTGACTAATGTTTTTTGGCTCAAAACCAAAGTAATCGTTTGTGATGTTTTTTGAGTCAATAAACTCTTGATAACTACTCATTTCGCACTCCTTATTAACTGCTCAACCATTTGCGACATACTACGATTTTCTTTTTTTGCCAGTTCAGCAAGTTTTTTTAAAACCTCATCGCTGACTGTAAAACACACTCGCTTTTTCATAAACACCTCGTTATTGTGTGTATGAAGTATATATAAAGTATTCTGTTAAATCCCTGTCAATTTGGGACAATATAAAAATCAGGCAATAAAAAAGCCCATATTTCTATGAGCTTGATTACGGTCAGGAACTCCCAACCCTTTGTAGATAATCATAATCCCCTCGTGTAGCAGTAGCGTTCAAATGCGTTTTGTGCGTAGCGATTTTGTCGCATAAACACCTCAAAACGCTGTCTGTTTAGTTTTAGTTTATCGCTTATTTCAGTTAGCGTGTACCGTTCTTTTTTATAAATCACAGTAGCGTTTTTAAACGTCAAGATTGGCTTGTCTATCGCACGTTTAGACTGTTGATAGACAATGTATGCCTCGAAGCCTTCCTGCTCGTTTAAACCACGTTTAACGCGCCAAGCATACATCGCCTCACGACTAAAGCCTTGAGCATTGCAAGCATCGCCCAAGCACGTTAAAACTCCTTCAACAGTGATAAAACGCTCTCTGATACCCATTGTATATGGTATGTTGTTTCGCTCTAATGCGGCCTTAATGCCGTTTTTACTATGCCCTGTCACCTTCGACATATAGTTAAGGCTTAAACCTTGCGCTGCCAGTTCAGTTATTGTTTTTAGGTCAATACCGCAACCATTGAAAAATGCCATGTTATCCCCGCTTATATTCTATTTTGTGTTTTTTAAGATAAGTGCAGATAAATCCGTGGTCACGCTCTAAGATGTGAGCAATACCAGTTGACCTATGACCGTCAGCAGCTAGTTTTTTGACAAGCTCTAAATCCATAGGCCGATAGGGTCTAGATGGTTTGAACGCATCATCCATACTCATGCCTTTATGCAGTCTAGCCGCTATAGTGTGCGGATTAAGCCCCATTAGCTCGACACGACACCTAATTGTCATGTCGTGATGTTGTACTGGCTTTGTGAGTGCTTCTTGAAGGCTCAAGCCACGACCAAGCCGACTCATAACAGTGTTGTATTTAATGTTGTGCGCTATTGCCTGCGCTTTAATTGTTTGCATAAATCACCCAGAGCATGACGCATAAAGTAAAATAAGAATTATCAGCACGACAAGTGCAAACGCTTTACTGTCGCAGTTTGGCCTGTTGTTAAATGGATTCATTCTTTACCCCCTAAACATAAAGCCCAAACCAAACACCACAAACCCAACACGATAAATAAAATACTCATTCTTCATTCTCACAAAACATAACTTTTACGACTTCACCAACGAGCAAAGCCAAACTTTCATCTAAAGCGAGCTGTCCTTTGCTTGCGACATATAGCCGCATTTGTAGCATTGGCCGTATGTGTTCGCAAAACTTAAACGAGCCATTACCGCACCCTG